GTTCGAGAGGTGTCATTTGGATTTCTTAGTAGTAGGCTTCTTTGACCAGTCAATCTTATCGTAGTTCTTACGCTGCTTGGCTGGGTTGTGACCTTTTCTTGGTTGATGACCTTTACCCATAATTAAACACTGTTACTTTTAAGGAAGTTGTGAGTGTTAATAAGAACCTCACGGTGATCGTTTAAAACATCATTGTGATGCTTTAGGATTTCTAGGGAGGTCTTTAGGGAATCCTCAGTTTTCTTGAGGGAATTATTGAGGAGTATTAGGGCTCCTGAGGTAATTACGATGTATAAAATTAGTAGTGTGTTTCTCATATAGGTAATACTGGTAGTAGGTTATACCTTGTCAAACACTAATGAATATACTTTTAAAGGAAACTCTTATTCCAACATAAGGGAAAACTTTAAGGAGGGACTTATTACCAGTAACCTATTAACACTCTTTTTCAAAGGAACACTAATAGTAAGGATCTTATAGATATAATTTTAAGGAGAGTGTTCCCTACCTGTCAAGGTTATTAGCTCTAATTTTCATTTATTTTTAGAACACCTCCCTTCTACCTATACTGTAGTTTCAATAATAAGTGTTGATTATCAACGACTTAGAAACCCTTTTTGGAATCTTAATCTTTTGTTCCCTAAATAGGGATTGTTCCTATTGACAACTCCCTCTCTGGTAACAGGATAAGGAATATGCACACACAAACCACATTGGATCTTGTTACCAAACTACCATTGTCTGAGGCTCCTCGTAGAGGTAAGGTTTTTAACCAGAAAGTGCTCCAAGTGGATGGTGAGTTTACTTGTTGTGATCCTCATCCAATGTATGAAGGTTTGTTCTATTGGGGTAAGAGAACTAATGGAAACCAGCATTGGGCTACCGAAGACCACTGGAAGAACAAAGGAGTCTCAACACCTACAGAAGTCCACGAAAAACAACGAGCCGCTCGTGAGCATAACTTAACGAAGCCTGATGGTGAGCCTAGTGTGCTCGAAGACGGAAATCTGGTGGGACTTATTGACCATCGAGCTATGCAAGTATCTTGGAAACCTAAAAAGGGAGATGTTCACCCTAAGTATCCTAATTATGTTTATTTTAATAAACGTAAGAATGGAGACCAATCTTGGATAACTCTGGAAGCATTTAAAAAGACAAAGGAGCAAGAAAAAGCAAGCAGGAACTCACCCGAAGGACGCGCTCAAGCTGTGGAACGTCAAAAGAGATTCATAGAAAAGAACCCAGAAAAAGCCGACAAAGGTTTTATATATCACCGAGCTCATCGAGAATACGTGGAGGGTGTTATAACGAAAAAAGATTATGATAAAGTGTGTAAGCTAGGAAGACTTCAAGCAGTGCTAAACACTGGACTAGCTAAAGAAGATCAATGGAACATCGACCATATCATCCCAGAGACACACGGAGGACTCACTACGGTTCAGAACTTACAAATGGTTCCCTTCTCTTGGCACAAATCTAAGAGCAACCACAATCGCCACGTAATGGCTCACAACGGCTCTGATTGTGACATCTGGTATCGAACTCCTTATGTGATGCCAAAGACCCGTGAGTGGACACACAGCCTAGTTGACGTAGAGATTACCACGTTAAGGTTCCAGCGCCCCCCGACTTATTCTTAAAGTAGGAATCCTGAAACTTCTGTAATTCTGCATCGAGCAATTCTACCTTGCGTTCCGCCATTTTGACCTCTGCATCCTGTGCAAGTTGTTCTGTCCAGTAAGCCACAGCGATAGATAAAGCATCCAAGCGGTCATCGTGGGTAATTGCCCCTCGGTCACGAGTAAGGCGAGACATCTGGTAGAACAAGGAGTACTTCAACTGACTCTCATGGGGATACTTCTGGATAGTCTGGAAGTCGTCTTTAACCACATCAGGATCCACTACAAGCCTATGACCAGCCATTACAGGTTCGAGGGTATCAATGATACGTTTCTCCTTCTGGGTACTGTGTCGGACTTCCTCAATACTCACAGGGTAAATCCTATTCAACACAGGTTTAATAAGCTCGTTGAACATACCGTCTCCGAAGTTTGTTTCGGTCACGATGTAGTTAACCTTGTGTTCCTTAGCCATCTCAGCGAGTTGCACTAGGGTGTCCTCGGAGTAACCTCCAGACAAACCACCAGCAGCAGGCACATATAGAGTACCGTTGAGCATCTTACAAACAGCATAACCAGTCTCGTCTTTACCACGACCAGCAGGGTCAATCGCAAGGACACTACCAGTGTACGGAACCATATCTCCGAGTGTTTTAAAGGGTCGGTAGTACCGCTCACCAGCGAACGCCACATTGGGAACACTAGAGTCCCACTCAAGCTGAGGATCGCGAGCCCACACGTAACGCTCAGGGGCTACCTCGTTGTCGATACTTGTTACAATCAGGTCACTGATCTTCAGAGGGAACTTCTCGACGTCAGACAACTTACTATCCAGCATGAACTGCATGGTATATCCAGCAGATCCATAACTGATCTTTCGTTCTGCTAGGTCTACGTCGGAGAACCGCAAAGGCTCTGTAGATCTGTTCTCTTGCTCAGCGTCCACACAGATGTTTGCTACGTTACCATCATAGATCTTCTCGTTGTGTGACTGTGTAATGTGCGTAGCTGGCCAAATCTGACTCTTGTAGCCACGCTCTTGGAGCTTTGTGTAGATACTATCAAAGGTCTGGGGTGTTCCTAGAAAGAGAACCTTAGAGGTATCGTCGGGCTTCAGGATAGCGTCAAATTCTTTTACCTGTTCTGACAGCTTCTCCCGCATCAACATCGTGGCACTATTATTAGCTACCTCAATATCGTCCGCAATGATAATATCCGCACGTGATCCTGTAAGCTGCGATGAGATGCCGAGGGATTTTACCGAGGGAGCGTGAGAGGCTGGCGCTGGGCCGACGTCGAAGGATATCTTAGACTGCCTTTGGTTGTCCTTGGGGCGCAAGTGGTGAAGTATCTCCATCTCGTTAATAAGACGAAGTGTGAAAGTACTGAAGTCATCACTACGGGTCTTACTAGCAGACACCACAAGGATGTTCAGTGATGGATCTAGGAGTAACTGGTGAACCACATAAGCGGAACAGATCCAGCTCTTCCCACAGCCTCGGAACGCTTGCACGATAGCCCGCTTGTCTCCATGCTGCATGTAATCCGCTATGTTGTATTGCAGCGGAGTGGGATCAGGCAGATTAAGTTGCTTCCAGCATAAATACAGGAAGTTCTTAAAGTCCTTGAGTTGTGGGGGTACTTCCATAGGTTACTTGTTACGACCTCGGTTAGTCTTCTTTGACTGAATCCGTAGGTTGCTTGTCGAGTTGTTTTTGGGATTACGATCTTTGTGGTCGATGTCCTTACCCGCAAGCTTAGCTTTGCCGTGTTTCTTGACCATCAGTCGCCTTGCGGCTTTCCTAGAGTCATTCCTGCGACGTTGTTCTGGTTGCTTGTGGTAGTTCTCGTATTCTTTTTTGTAATCTCTAGCCATAATATTAAGGGGCGTCTGTGACGATATTCGCAGCCGTCATGTTATACATAACAAAGTGAGCACTTCCCACATTGTCCTGAATGTTTGAATAGGTGTCTCCGTCACCCATGCGCCACCAATGAGTAGGCGATGTGGTCAACTGAGAGAGGTCGTGGGTAGTCCCACTGTTGTAGATGTCGGACACATTGGAGTTCTGATTGGAGTCCCAAACCGCTATCTCATCTACACGTCCACCATTGATGTAGTTACCACTTGCATAGCGCCCTACACGAAGATTCTCACCATCAATCTGACCCGACCACCCGTAGTTACCGTGAGCGTTTACAAGGCTTGGGGATGTGCCGTTGATGTAGATGTTAAATCGACTGTAGTAGTTAGACACATCAGCAGAGGAAGCACCAGTAGTTCCACCGTTGTAAGTGATTATGATGTTGTACCAAGTGCCTGTAGTGAATGCCTGATTAGTAGTTGTACGACGAATGTAGTTGTTACTAGATCCGTAGCTGAACCGCAGTTTACCTGAAGTCGTTGTGCGAAGCTCGATGTGACCGCCGTTAATTACGTCAGAGTCGCCAAAGTAGAAGAGAACTTGACCGCTACTAAAGTTGTCGGGCTTGTACCACATGTGAAATGTCCAAGCGTCACTACTACCAGCACCGTTGCCGTTACGTCCTAGAACGCCATCAAGGAGAGCTGCATTAGCTCCGAGGTAGTCTTGGTTCTCAAACTCCACACTCTTGGTATTAGAATAAGGTGGAGCAGCTACAACCAAAGTAAGCGTCTGTGTGTCCTCACCAAAGTAGTTAA